GCCAGTCATGGTTATAGACACGAAACTGCCTGGCACAAATGCTGCGTTTGGTGACGCATAGCCCGTCGGGTAACGCACTGTGATTGACGCGGTGCCGGCGCTGTACTGGTCTAGTTGGTGTTGTCGTCCGGTGTTGAATGAGACTTGTTGAACGTTGTCTATGGCTGTTGCGCTACCTAAAGTTGCGCCTACCAGCACGGTGAAGTTGACTTCAGCCATTAGTAAATGTTGCTTACCTTGATTGGCACGCTGCCGTTTTGGCGCATGTAGGTGCGTAGCGCGCTTACTACTGCGTTAGGGTCGCCGCCATTTACATTGATAGTCACATTCGAGTCGCCAACGCTTGCAGCTGATACGCGCCCGCCGCCCATATTTGGGCTTGCGTTGATACTGCCAAGTACTGGTCCGAAAGGGTTGGTGGTGGGTGCTGGTGCTGTGCCGCCACCAAATACGTTGCCAAGGCTTGCATCAAGTTGCGCGCCGATAGCCGCAACGCTTTCAGGGTCTACCGCAAACTTGAGCATAAACTCGGTGTCTGCAATGACGCTGTTAACGCCCTCAACAATTTTCTGTGCCTGGTCAACGCCCGACTTAAACCATTTGTCTGCCGTCAACTTAGCGATGCGGTCCGCAGCTGCGTTAATGGTCGTAGAAATACCCACTAGACGGTCAATGGACGCTTTACCGCCAGCGAGCAAGCCTTTAATAATCTCTAGCCCTACGTCAGCGCCAGAGTCAAGAATTGACTTGAGCAGTTCTGGGTCATCTAAGCCGGCTGCAATAAGTTGTTCTATGCCGGTGGCTAGTTCGCCAGCCTTGGCGGCCTGCTCATCGAGTACACCAAAAAAGGTTTTTGCGCCTTTGCTGTCTGCTGCGGTAGTCCAAGCGTCGCCCACATTAAATATGCCGCGCACTACGTCGCCAGTTGCTTTATAGAAAGCGTTGTAGTCCTCTGTGGCTTTAGTCAGTTGTTCATTGGCGCGCATGAGCGCTGGGGCGAACTTGTCTTTAACTATCTGCACCGCGTCGTCGTATGCCTCTTTGAGTAGGCGCACGGCCTCAGCGTGTTTCTTTGTCGCCTCTGAAGCCTTTTTAGCGGCGTCTGTAGCCTTTTTAGTGCTGGCGGTGCTCTTAGAAATCTCAAGGTTTGCCAGGCGTTGTTGCTCAATGTCTACGGCTTTTTGGTAGTTGGCGCGTTTCTGGTCTTGGTCAAGTTGCAGCAAGGTGTCTGACCATGCGCGGGTGTTGGCGTAAGCAAGAGCCAAACCGTCGTTAGTTTTGTCTAATTCTGTTTTGAGTTTGCCAATATTAAAGTTCAGCCCAACTATTTTGCCGCCAAGGTTTAGAACACTGCTACCAAGGTTTACGGCGTTTACGCCAGTCTGTTTCAGTTTTTCTGTAAAGCCCTTGGTTTCATCTACGTTGCGCCTTAGCGCGTCTTGTAAGGCTTGTGCAGGGTCAAGGAAGCGCCGCAGTTTGCCACCTAGTTCGCCAATGACGCCACCTAAACCGCGCTCGTCCATTATCTTTATGAGCTTGTCGGTGTAGTCAAGCAGTTGCCCAAGTTTTGGTAGCACCTTGTAACCGATGGCTTCTACTACTTCGTCAAAACGCACTTTAAGTATTTGCATACGTCCAGCAAACGTGCTGGCGTTAGCAACTGACGCGCCAGCAAACTGTGCACTTAACGCTCTTTGTGCAGCCTCAAAGTCTTTCGTTTTAATAATGTTTTCATCGAGCGGTATGCCCAACTTTTTTAGACTTGTAAAGTTGCCGTCATACGCACGCCCAATAGCCGTGCTGACAGCGGTTAAATCCTTACCGGTTGCTTTTGAGGCGTCGAGGCTTAAAGTGAGCAGTTCTTGAGCCTTGGTTGCGTCGCCCGTGTACCGGACCAAGCCGGCAAGTGCTGGTCGTAGTTCATCGTCTGCTACGCCAGTTGCTAATTGTGTCTGGTCAACGAAATCGGCAACACTATCGGCAAGAGCCTGGTTAGGCCCAAGCGTTGCGCGCAGCTGTGTTTCTAAAAGTTTGGTGCTTTGCTCATCTGCAATAGCGGCCTTAGCAGCAATTACTAAACCGCCAGCCAGTGCGGTGACTGCGCCAGCAGCGGGCAACATTGCTTTCTCTAAAAGAAATCCGCTCTTGGCACCAAAACCCTGCAGGCTCTGAAACTCTTTCTTGGCGCTGTCAAAACCCTTGGTGTTCAGGCTTGAAATGATGGGGATATTAATTGCCATGGTCAGCGCGTCCTAGTTTGTACAAGATTACGGTTAACAATAGTCATAACGCGCTCGACTATCTTGCCTACCTCGTCCTCGACGGCAGGTAGCACACTTTCAGCGGCTGGTTGCAGAGCGCGTGGCGCAGCTGCTGGCCCGACGTGCTCGCCCTCAGCCAAAAGGTTAGTAACAAACTGGCCGCCGCCTCGAATGCCTGCATGGTCCCAGATAGCGCCTGCAGCGTCACGTTGCTGCAATACAAGCAGTTGGTATTGCGTGGCCTTAAAGTCGGCTGTACGGCCGTTAGAGAACCTTACAGTGCGTGCACGCTGGCCACGTTTACCTACGACAGTGCGAATGCCAGCGAGAACACGGGTGCGTGACCAGCCCGTGCCGTCGCGGCCTTTAATCATGTTGCCATTCACCATACGCGATAATGGCGTCTTGGTCGGTATGAACGAACGTGCAGCAGTGACAAGTCGAGTGCCAGCGCCAGCCTGAATATCCTTAGTTATCTGCCGACGCAAAAGGCGGTCTACTTTGTTTATCTCAGCGAGCGCCTCTTGAATGCCATAGACCTGATAACTAGCGGTGGCGGGCATTTTCTTTACGCTGCCTTTCTAGAATGTCTATGACGGTGGCTAAGTCTGGTAACTCAAAGTCTACACTTGGGGGCCACCAGCCCGTGTGTAATAGCAGTTCTGCTAGTTGTCGCCGGACGGTGCCGGCTCGGTAAAACTTTGTGACTCACTGTCTACGACCTCAAGAAGCTCAATGTCGTTAATGAACAAATCGAGTGTGGCTGGTACCACAATGTTTGCGCGCTGGCTGGCGTCATAAGCCATAAAGGCTAAATCTTCCATGCCTACACCTGCGCCTAGGTCACTGGCGCGACGCTTAAAGCGCCGTTCCCATGCGACAATGACCGCGAGGCTAGTGACAACCTCGTAGGCGTTCTCATTTTTGCGTTGTACTTTTAGCCGTAGTTGCATGTCGGGCTACCTTTCGGGTTGAGGTTTGTTACGCGACGGCGACGCTGTAAACGCCACCAGTGAAAGTAATGTCAATCGTATCGAGCGCGCCAAGTTGGCCGTTGACCAATGGCAACGTTTCCAAGTACGCACCAGTGAGGGTGTGCTCTGGGTTTGTAGCTGAGGCAGCGCCGGTGGTTGGCTTAATTTTTACGGTGGTTTGTGTACCGACAAGAGCCGACAAGGTGGCGTATGTTTCGGTCAATGCGTAAGAGTTGTACAGCGTGACGGTCAGCGAGTTGTTAGACAGGCCAGAGGTGTAAACGCGTGAGGTTGAACCAAATGCAGTGGACTCAAGCGCTTCAATGACGCGAGTAAATACTGCGCTGGTGGCCTGGTCGGTCAAATCAACAGCGTTGATAGTGACTACTGGGTTAGAAAGATAGGTGCTAGTTGCCATGGTGTTTAATCCTCGCTTGGTTCTTGTTCTGTTTTAGCAGGTTTCGGGTCGGTTTTGGTGGACGTTTCGCTAAGGAAACCGCCGGCAATGAGTGCCAGCACGTTTACGCCGTCTTTTTCGGCAGCTGCAGCGTCAAAGAAATCGCCAATTTTGCCTAGACGCTCACTTGAAATCTTAAACATAGTTAGCCTTTCACGCTGTCTGTGCTTGCATTGTAATTGTTAAATCGTATGCCGGATAGTCCGCGCCGCCTATCATGGCGATGGTTGGCCGTCCGTCCGTGAGTCCTACATTAGCCGCCAATACTTTGCTGGCGAGGTTTAGTAGTGAGCGTTGGGCGTCGAGGTTGTTTGGCCCGAGGGTGATGACGCGCACGGGAAATATCATTTTTACGATGTTGTAGTTAAACGCCTCAAATGTTGGCGCGTCAATAAACGCACATGGCGGTACGAGGTTGCGCGGGTCGTTGACCACTTGCAGGCCCGTGATGGTGCCAAGTTTGGTGGTGAGGTCGTCTAGAGCCTCGTTAAACAGGTCTGTGAACGCCGTAGGCATGCGCTAAGCCACTTGCGGTCTGTCAATGCCAAGCAGTTGTTTAATCACGCCTGACAAGCCCGTAACGGATACTGCGCCACCATCGCCGAAACTGGCGAACGAGTCAATAGAGCCGCGCTGCCGGTAAAGCATGCCGCCATACATAATGGTGCCTAGCGTTACGTCCGCACTTGGGCTGGTGGTCAGCGAGTCGATATAGCCAGCCTCTTGCCTGCGGCGATAACAAAACGCCGAGGCACTACTAGCGCACTGCGTTAAGAATGCAGCGTCAAGACTCGAAGCGGTGCCGATGCCCAACCAATCCTCAATCTGGGTACTGGTTACCCAACTTGCCGTCTGGGTGTATGTGACTGTGCCGGTCGCAGCTGTGCGCGTTAAATCTGTGCCAGAGCGTGCGTAAAGCACTTGGTTTTCTATGGCTACGTTGTAGTCATAAACCAAATCGCCCTCAGCGTCAGTGCCGA